TTCCCCTTCGGTGGCGTGGCCTTCGCTGGCTTCGCTGGCCGTGCTGGTCTTAGCGGCCTGACCAGTGCGGGTATGGCGGCGTTGGGCCTCTGTAGCCGGACGGTGTGCGGATATTGCCTCAGCCTTCGCCCCGTCGTGACGCTGGCGAAGCGGCCCTGCTCATCATGCCAGGTATATGTAACCATAATATATCCCTAGTAGAACGGGTTTTCCGCCACCGCCGCTGGCGAGAGTCGCCCGCTGGTCAGGCCATGCCAGGCCAGGGCCAAGCTAATCACGCAGTCATCATGCAGGCCGGATGGGGCACTATAGCGCAGCGTACCAGAAGGTAGGCGGGTCATTTCAAAGGCTTGCAATTCGTTGATCAGGGTGCGGTCTGGCAATATGGCAATCTCGCCCCGCTCGAAGGCTAGGGCTAATGACTCCACAATCTGCACCTTGCTGGTGCTGGTGGTCTGGAAGCCCAGGACTGGTAAGCCTTCCCGCTGAAGCTGCTCCAAAAGCGGCTCGCCCATCGCATTGCGCTCGCAGACAATGAGTTGCGGCTTATACTTATTCACTATCGCCCGCAGGCGGCCAAGCTGGAATTGATAATCTATCTCATTGAAGCGATCCAGGGCCAGCATTTGCCCTTGATTGTCCAAAACAGTAATAACAGTGAAGTCTGAGTGTTTTGCCCAGTCTACGCCCAAAATAGTGTCCTGCCCCTCTTGCGCCCCCGTAGCCGTTGCCGCCTCTGCCACCTTGCGATACACCGCGCCAGCGTCCTCGATAAACTCGGCCTCGAACTCCTGCTGGTAAATGCGCTCTGGCATATCCCGTTTTGCCGCCTCAATCTCAGAGGGGGCAATCACGGGATTATCTGCCGTTCTGAATCGCCAGGACTTCCATTCCGCGTCGTTGTCTTGCCCTTGTAAATAAGCCCGATAGAAGAAATTGCGGCCAAGCGGGGTGCTGATGAAAACCCCTTTGCCCTGCTTATCAGCTAGGGCGGGGCGCAGCGCCGCCGTCCATGCTTCTTCCTTGACAAACGCCGCTTCATCTATCAGCGCCATGTCCAGCCCTTCGCCCCGCAGGGAGTCGGGATTGTCGGCGCTCTTGACCCAAATGGTCGAGCCATTAACCAGGATGATTCGCCGCTCTCCAATGAGCTTTTGCGCCACGACGGGCAGGGGCAATAGTTCTTCCAGCTTGCGCCAGCCAATCATCGCCAGGCTGAAGGTCGGGGCAATCCACCAGATCACTGCCCCCGGCTTGCGGCTGGCCTCCCGGATGGCCTCGGCACAGGCGGCCAGGGTCTTGCCAAAGCGCCGCCCGCAGGCCATGACGCGGAAGCGATGCGAGTCATCGTGGAACTCACGCTGCTTCGGATGCGGGTGGTAGGCCATTCTGATTGTCGAGATGCCCCTGGTCTTCTGCTGAATCATCCTCAGCCCATCCTAAGAGGAAAGCCCCGGCCTTGCCCGTGCCTGTAATCTGCACCTGCTCAACGTAGCCCCTGTTCCTGCCCAGTGTCATTAAAACAAACTTCACGGCGGGCCAACTGCCATCAGCCACCTTCGTCATCATCTTAACTTCTGCTAAGTCAATAAAGCTCTCTCTTTCATCCTCAATCGCTTGCCTGACGCTAGGGAGACGGGTAATATAATTCTCTACTGTATGACGGTGGCAGCCCAATTTTTGCGCGATGGCACTACGCACACCACGCGTGCCCTTTATGGCTTCTAGAATTTGCCCTGCTGTATATTTTTGCTGCGCCATAGTTTGCCTATTAAGCTGTCACCGCCATAATTACTTGACGGCACTATTCCACTTATTCGTGGCAATGTTCTCAGCCTTTAACCAAGAGGCCGTTACGTCACCACGCTTCAGTAGATAGTCAAGCCAGAACTGCACATCAGCCATATTGGATTGCGCCTGCGGCTGAAAGTAGTAGTCAGGAATAAAAGCCGTCTCAATGCCTGTATACTTAGCAATGATGGGACGAGCTTCATCCTGATGAGCCTCAATCCACACCGCCGCGTCCACGATGCCACTCACAAAGGCTTGTACGGCGGCGGGATTATACTGTGCCCAGACACGGTTAACGAAGTGCGTGCAGAACTGCTTATTGCCAAAAACATCCGGGGCACTAAAGAGCAGGCGAATCTTGTCTCCATAGGTCTTAATAGCATGGGTGTTATAGGGCTCCATTAGCCCAATTACGTCTACCTGTCCACGAATCAGGGCCTCTTCTTGCTTATCAAAGGCCAGTAGGACAAAGTTGACGTCCTTCTCCGTCATGTCGCTTTGCTCCAGAGCCATGATCGCCGTGTAGTGAAAGCTGGATTTAATCAGGTTGACAGCGAACTGCTTGCCCTTCAAATCCTTGATGCTCTTGATAGGACTATCAGCGCGCACGTAGTAGTATTCCAGCGGTTGCTTAGGCAGGGCTGATTGAATGTCCGTCGTGCCGATCACGGGCAGACCAGCAGCATTGGCATTGATGATGGCTGGAATAGAACTCAAGCCTGCTTCTGCTGCACCTGCGGCCACGGCCTGAATCGCCGTTGGACCGCCCAGAACGTCACCGATAATCTTGACTTCCAGGTTATACTTAGCGAAGAAGCCCTTATCTATCGCCACATAAACCGGGTCATAGACCTTGAAGTTAACGTACCGCATGGTCATCATCGGTTTAGCTACTGGCTGATTTGAACCACCGCACGCTGTCAAGGTTCCAACCAATAGCACGATCACCAAAGCGAAGATACTTTTCCGCACGGGAAGCCTCCTTGTCATAATCTAGTTTATCTTGAGCGTATGCTAGACATACGTTCATCGCCAGACCTAACACGGCAATGGTCAGGATTACCGCGTACATCTCGGCAAAGTGAAAGGTCTGTGAATATCCCAGAACGGCATAGCCCAGACCGGCAGAGGCCCCTAACATCTCTGCCGCTACTAGGGAAATCCACCCACCGCTGGCCCCAATGCGAATGCCGGTCATAATGATGGGTAGCGCCAGCGGTATAATGATATGCCGCAAGAGCGCCCAGCGCCCAGCGCCGTCCAGTTGCGCGGCCTCAGTTATGCTTTTATCTACGCGATATATTCCCTCCGCCGTGTTCAAGATTATGGCAGGCCATGCCGTCCAGAAAATCACAAAGGCTTTAGACGCAATCCCCAGGCCTAAGGCCACGAGGATTACAGGAAAGAGCGTCAGGGCCGCCACCGGTCGCATAGCGTCCACGATGGGCATGAGCATCGAGCGCAAGGTCTTGAACTGTGTAATGCTTACGCCTAAAGTCAAGCCCACGCTAACCGCTAAACTAAAGCCGATCAGGATGTTGATTAGTGAAGTGCGAGCGTGTAGAAATAACTCCCCAGAAATAAGTAAGCGCCAAGAAGCAGGCAAGACCGCTGAGACGGGTGAGAGCAGGGGCGAGCTTACCCTTCGAGCGATAACCTCCCAGAGTAAAAGCAAGAGCAGAAATCCACCCAGGCGCTTCACGTCATGCGCTCCAAGAACTGTTGTCCTGAGAGCACATAGGGGGCAGCACGGCGTACAATCTCCGGGTCTACCTGCCAAACCTCTTGCCAGCCATTCTCAATGCTGCCCGTCCACTGGCGGGCAGGCCAAGCCCCTGTACCAGCAATGAAGCCATTAGGCCAGCTATAGATAGGGGGCATAGAGGCGTTGAAATAGTGACAAACCCCTAATACCTCTTCATGCGTCCAGTCACGTAAGGGCGAATAGCGCGTCACCCCGTTGCGGTCTGAATAAATGCCCGTGCCATCGCCGTTATCTACATAGTTCCCATCCTGTCGCCGCCGCCCCAGGATCAGCATATCCAGCTTATACTTACGGGCAAACTCTCGCTGCGCCTGATGCTGAATCACGCGAAACCACTTCATGGCTACGGCTGCCGTCTGCGGGAAAAGCCAGTCCTGATGCAACGCCAGAAAGGGTAAGTCTTGCGGCGTGAAGATAATCTCTAGACCATTAGGCTTCTGTTCTTGTACCCAGACCATAAAAGCCGGATATTCTAGGTCACGCGTGGCAGCCAGTAAGCAAACCTCAAGCCCTATCTTTGCCATGACTACTCTCAGGGCTTGCGAGTCCTTGCCTCCAGACCAG